AGTAACTACTGCAAAACGCGTTGCAGCTTTTGTAGCTCAGTGTGCTCATGAATCCGCGGACTTCACGACTCTGCAAGAAAACCTTAACTACTCTGCTGATGCATTGAACAAGCTATTTGGTAAGTACTTTGTTAAAGCTGGTAGAGACTCTACTCCATATCATCGCAAACCTGAAATGATCGCTAATGTAATATATGCTGGTCGTATGGGTAACGGAGATACTGCAAGTGGAGAAGGTTATAAGTTCAGAGGACGTGGTCCAATTCAACTAACAGGTAAGGCTAACTATCAAGCGTTTGCTACAGACTTCTTTGAAGATCCTGAAACCGTGATAAATGATCCTGACCTCGTGACAGATGACGTACCAACTTCCTTATATTCAGCACTTTGGTTTTGGAATAAAAACAAACTAAATAAGTATGCTGATGCAAGTGACATCAAAGGGATGACAAAGGTTATCAATGGTGGATACATTGGTTTAGAAGACCGTATCAAACATTATAATCATGCAATTGAAATCCTTGAATCTTAATTGTACTTTAATTAAGGCCTGATGTATAATAAGAAAGTAGCGGTACTATGTAATGGTCCCAGTCGGTCAGCCTACGATCCTAATAAAGAATACGCATACCGTATAGGTTGCAATATTCCTTGGACGAAGGTTGACTGCACTGTGATACTAGACCCACAGTTGGTCAAAGTATTGATTAGAGATATATCTCTCATAGACTGTAAGGTATATTTTAGTCAAGATGTATGGGAATATGTTGAACAAGTTGGAGCAAAGCAATTGTTTGATAGTTTAGGCATTATACAAAAGACTTATAAAGGTTTATCAAGCGGTAACTTAGCTTGCCTTAAAGCAGTAGAGCTTGGATATACAGACATAGATATATACGGTGCGGATGCATTCACTATAGGTAATGTACTTAATAACACCGTAGATAAGAGTTATACCAGGAATTTTTTAGATTCAGACAGTATGAATATGTCGCCAGATTGGAGACTTAATTTTAATAGGATGATCGAGAGTCATCCAGAAGTGAAGTTTAATTTTATTAAAGGAGACGGAAATGTTAAAGAATTATAAAAACGAATTAATCGCGATTGCAACAGCATTTGGTTTATTGAGCTATACGATTTATGTGTGTGCTGCAGAACCAGTTAAAGTAAAACCTGTAGTTGAAGCAAAGAAAGTTGCTCCAGCTGCAAAGCCTGCGGTTAAAAAGGAAGTAAAACCTGCTGCAGAACCAGTAAAGAAAGATCCTAACCGTAAGAAGCCAACATTAAAGGCAAAGTACGCAGATAAAAAATAATTGAAGAACTTTATACATCATGAGTTTCCAGTGTTGCAACGGATTGATTCAGATCAAGGTCGTGTATATCAAACCCCATCTGGAGATAAATATCCTAGTGTAACACAAGTAACAGGTCTCTTAAATAAACAATTCATCGCTCAATGGCGTAAGAGAGTTGGAGAACAAGAGGCAAACAGAGTATCATCACTGGCTTCCGGTCGTGGTACTCGTATCCATGGATTATGTGAGGAGTTCCTATTAGGGAATCCAACTCAAGCCGACATGTTCGACACTGAGATGTGGAATGATTTAAGACCAGTCGTGGATAAGATAGACAATATACATGCTCTAGAGAGCAAGTTATATTCCGATAAACTACAATTAGCAGGCACTGTTGACTGTATCGGAGAGTACGATGGATTACTTAGCGTCATTGACTTTAAGACATCTAAAAGACCCAAAGATATTAACAATATAGATAATTACTTTATACAGGCGACTGCTTATTCAGTTATGTTCGAGGAACTTACAGGAATTAAAGTTCCAGACTTAACGATAATCATAGGAGTAGACGATGCAAAACCACAAATCTTCCAACAGAAGCGTAAGGGCTTCATCAATCAATTAGTTGACCTTCGTCAACAATTTAAAAAATTAAATTTACTTTAATTAAAATCTAAAGTATAATACTACTAAGCGCATAAAAAGCTAAGTAACTAATCGCAAGGAGAATATCCCCATGAGAAAGACTTTCGCCGCAATATTGGCTATATGTTACCTGTGCAGTTTTAATCTTGCACATACACAAACACTATATGATAAGATAAAAGTCCTGACTAAGTCAGAAAAGAAACAAGTAGAATGCCTAGCCCAAAACGTGTACTATGAGGCAGGCTATGAACCCACTAAGGGTCAAATAGCAGTAGCAATGGTTACATTGAACCGCGTATACTCTGGAAGATATCCGAGTTCTATATGTGGTACCATGACACAGAAGCTTGAAGAGACGTGTCAATTTAGTTGGTGGTGTGATGACTATAAAAGAACTAAAGCTATAGCATATAGATATACAAAGCATGAGAAAGAAGTATTCGATCATGCAAGAGCTGTAGCTACATATGCATACATGAACTATGAAAAGATAGAAGACGTAACAAAAGGAGCTATGTTCTTTCACACGAAAGAAGTAAAGCCTGGATGGAAAAATGTACGCGTAACTACAGTAATCGGGAATCACATATTTTATAAAAGAAAGAGTTGATAATGGTAAAACTTGCAGATGAAAATGTCCCTAATATATTTGGCGGACTGCTAAACAATGTACATATTAATACGATTGAATCAGTATATAGGACACATGAAGTATTCCTTGATTCTACTATTGATGAACCAAACAAGTATAGAGAGCTTATATCTCTATTGATAAATGCAGGTGAGAACGATAAGATCCACTTGTTTATCAACTCAAACGGTGGCCACCTCGATACTGCAGGTGCCATCATCTCAGGTATCCTATCATCGCGGGCAGAGGTTACAGCATTCCTAATGGGTGCTACACACTCTGCTGCATCCCTCATCTCCATGTATTGCCATGCTGTCCATGTATATGATACAGCCTACATGATGATCCATACTGCTTCATTTGGCTCATCAGGTAACACACCAACAGTCAAGGCACACACAGACTTTACCATTAAGCAGTGTGAGAAGCTTATGCTAGATGCATATGAAGGGTTCTTGACAAAGGCTGAGATGGACAAGGTACTAAATGGACTTGAACTGTGGTTCAATGCAGAAGAGATTAAACCTCGCCTGAAGAAAAGGTTTGAAGCTGTACAGTTACAAGATAAGAAAGCTGCTGAGAAGGCGAATGAGATAGTTGAAACAAAGCCTACTAAGAAGACAAAGATCAAAGTTAAAGTAGAAGACGGTGCTATCGATTAGTTGTGTACATTAATTCTTTATTATGGTATAATATATTTTTAAATCAAGGAAAGTGAAATGAACGTGGCTCAACATATAAATCACAGTTACAAGACTGGCAACAAGACAGAACTACTCAGAGTCAAAGGCGAACTAAGTAAACAGCTGAAAGAGCTCGATGTATTCTTTGAAGAGTACCTTGAAGTGTTTGATGATCAATTGAATGCATCTGATAAGACCTCTCCAGTATGGAAAGCTTATAATGACTATTACAAATCATATGAGAATATTAAGCATAGTTTTAAGATGACAGACTATTATTTAGGTATGCTATAATGGAAGGTAAGATATTTAAGACTACAAATGAGTTTGCTCTGTTTATAGAAGAACTCGTCGTAGACAAACGAATATCACATATGGATGCAGTCTTATTATATTGTGAAAAGAACTTCATTGATCCCGAAGACATCTCAAAGTTAATCAACAAAAACCTCAAGCAAAAGATTGAACTAAACATGATTGAATCAAATTACTTACCTAAAAAGGGTACCTTGGATATATGACAGGATTTAAGGCATTTAGATACTATCTAGCCTTAAAACTGCATTTCAACAATGATAAGTACAACGTATTTGAGAACAAAGGCAATATCAAATACTCCTATGAAAACTTTAATTCGCGAAATGATAGGCATATATTTGAGAAGCTAGCTAGGAAGTTTGACACAGACAAAGAACTAATTCAATTCCTTGTAGCAAACTTTGCATATGGCCATGATAATATGATATTTGCTATTGAAGAGGCTAATGAGTACTACCTTGAATGGCAGAAGAGGAAGCAAAGTATCACTCGTATATTTAAGGATGACCTTAATACTATTGAACTAGAGTCTCAGAAGCATGCGCTATCCCTTGACCAAATAATTAATTTTACTTTAAATGAATATCCGAGTATAATTAAACTATACTTAGGAAAAAAGATAGCCATTGAGTCTGTATCAATACTTAATGACTTATTAGCATTTATACCTAAGTGGAAGCAGAACCCATCAGGTATGCTTATACTAGAATCTGATATAAGAAGGATAGAAAAGCTTAAAGGTTTTGTTAAGTATGAACAAGAAAAAATTAAACCAATTTTTAACGAATTTATTACAATCTTTTGATGTGGG